CCGGCCGCAATCTCATCGACCGCCACTGCCTTCGCTGCCTTTGCGGCGGGCTTGGCAGTGGGCTGGTTCACCGCCTTGGGCGCCGGGGGTGCAGGTGCGGGCGTCTTCGCGACCGGCGCGGGCTGGGCAGCAGCGATCCAGTCGGCGAATTTCGCACCAGGCGGCATTCCGTCCAGCGCCTCGAGCGTTGCGGCCTCGGCAGCAGCCAGATCGGCAACCGTCTTGATGCCGGCAGCTTCCAGCTTCGTGGCCGTGGCCGGCCCGATGCCGCCGATGTCGGTAAGTGTTGCGGGGTTGCCCATGATGATCTCCTTCGGGTCCTTTCGGAAAGGGCGGGGTGTTGTCCCTTTCGAAAAGACCCGCCGCCCGAAAGCGGCGGGCCGTTTATGGCGCGATGGCGCGCAGGCTATGCGAGCCAGGGAACGACCAGCAGTTCGGCCGTGCCCTTCCATTCGTTGGTCTCGCCGCCGGCGGCGCTCTCGCTGTTCAAAATCTTGCGGCCGGCGCTTTCCAGGCTGGGGGGAACGACCAGTAGGTTGGGCATGATACCCAGCGGGCGGCCGTAATCGCCTTTCATGCTGGATAGCGCGGCACGCGCGGCAGCATAGCTGTCGGCGTCGAGATCCTGCTTCGATCCCCAGGCCTGCTGCCAGAAGCCGTAACCCACGTTCATGCGGGCATCGACGCCGTAGACGAACTCGTTTCGATCGAACACGTTGTCGTCGGTCACCTTGTCCTTCGCGACCAACTGGTCGAAATCGCGGCGAACTTGCAGCAGGATCGGCTTGATCACGCGGCGGGTGTCCAGCAGGAACCACGGCGTGCCGGCCCCGCCATCGGTGTTGGCGACCGAAGTCTGTTCGCCGTCTGCGTCCAGCACCGGATGATCGGTGTCGAAGAAATACTGCCCATCGTAGCATTCGGTGGCGAAGCCCGCCTTCAGCAGCTCCCAGATCAGGCGCTCGGGCTTGGTCACCGTGCTTTCGCCCATCTGTTCGAACAGCAGGGCATAGTGGCCCAGATTGTCGGTCTCGATATCGTCACGATCGACACCCAGCGTCAGCTCGAACTTCTTTTCGCGGATGGCGTAATCGTGTTCGGCGATATTCTGGATCACACGGTCGCCGATCCATTCGCGCACGTCGGGCATCTTGCCCAGCCACCCGTACTTCTGTTCTTTCTGGGTGGCCTTGACCCGCGTGGCGATCTTGTCCGCCTGCGGCTTGGCGGCCATCGTTTGGCCCTTCTGCATGCTGGCCGAATAGCCGGTACGCAGCGATGCCAGGTTGCCTGTATTGAGAAGCATTGATCGATCCCCTTAGAATTCGATCCAGACGCCCTGGGCGTCCACATCGTAGATGGTTCCGGCGGCGGAACGGGTGTTTGTGCCGTTGGTCAGCGCGACAGTTTCGTCGTCGACGACGTAGGCGGTGGCGCCGATATCCTCGGCTCCGATCTCGTCAGCCGCCGCGCTGTTGTTGAAGCGGAAGATGCCCTTGCGAACGTCCACGCGCTTGTCGCCAGCTGCACCGCCGGTGTTGTCTGCCGGTGCTTCGGCACGCCCGACTGCGGTCAGCGTGGTGGCCACCGCACCGGGAACTGCGGCGCCCGCTGCATTGAGGCACACCAGCGCGCCGGCGTAGATCTTGGTGTCGGCCGCCACATCGAACTGGCGAATATCGCCACCCTTCAGCGGTGTGTTGCGGTCTGCGGAAAGGGCCATGTCAGATTGCCTCCTGTTCCAGGCCCAGCTCCTGGGCGCGGACTTTCTTGTATTCTTCGGGATCGATGCCCATCAGCGCGATCACCTGGCGATCGGCATCGTCCAGTTCGGCGGTGCGGGCGGGCACGTCGCGCTGGGCATGCAGCGAAATGCCGCCGACCTTCGCCATCGCGCCGATCAGCGTTTCGGTGCGCTGCGGGTTTTCCTGGTGCATCGCGATGTACAGATCGCGCTGGGGCTTCACGCCCACGCGGCCTTCGGCGATCGCATTGTCGACGAAGCGAGTGGCCGCCTGCAGCGCCTGATCGGTCTGCATTTCGGCCAGCTGGGTGCTGACGGCGGTAAGTTGCCCCTGCAGCGAGGTGATGATTTCGGTCTGGCGATCGTCATTGCCGGCTGCCTGCAGCGCGGTGATGGTGGCGGCGATATCGGCACCGTCTTCCAGCTGCAGCTGCTGGCGGATCGGGGCCAGTGCGCTCTGCACGGCGGTTTCGACATCGGCTTCCTGGCCCGCGCCTTCCATGGCCTTGCGCAGCGCCGCCTCGATCGCGGCATCGTCCGCATCCTTGTCAAGCTTCAGCAGCTCGATCAGCAATTCGCGAAAGTTCATGCTCGTTTCCTTCTGGTGCAGGGCAGTGAGCCCTTTGAGATTCGGGACATTGACCAGGCTCGCGCGGGCAATCCCGACGATCTTCTTGTCCTTGGTGTGCAGGATGGCTGGCGAAATGCCCCGGTATGCCTTGTCGGCGCGCAGCTGGCGGCCTGTGCCCGTCCATTCCACGAGACCCCAGATCCCGTCGGCCCGGGCCTGCAGCTCGACGATCCAGCCACGTGCAGGGGCGCTGTGGCCTTTGGGCGCAGCCAGATCGGTGGAATGGCACTCGTCCAGTACGAGGCGGTCCCCTTCGCCAAGGCTTGCAGCTGCCAGCGCCTCGTAATCGTCGACCGTGTAAGGGCCGCGGCCGTCCCCCGTGCGGATCTCGCCGCCCCCGGGCAGCAGGTGCAGCCATTCGCTCGCGCCATCCCCCTCGGGCTCGCTGAGCGGAAGTGCATTACAAAGGGCAAGGGCGGCTCTCGTCGTCACGAAAGCCTGATTGGCACCGTGCGCACTGTGATGGCATGCCCGCGGCGGCGGGCAGTACAGCAATTATCGTTGGGGGATGGGCCTGCGGCGATTCGCCGCGCGGTCGCCATCTGGCTGCCACAGCTTCGGGGTTGCTGGCAATGCGCTTGTGCTGGGCAAGGGGCGTGTCACCCCTATTGCTCGAGCAATCCTTCAAGGTGCTCTTCGGCGATCGCCACGATCTCCAGCTCTTCCTGGTCAGACAAATCCAGCCAGCGCCGCGCCGGGATATTGCCCCAAGGCAGCGGGTTTCCGCGGCTGTCGCTGCCGAAGGCACCCTTCGCCGCGCCTTCCTGCATCGTGCGGGCGTATGCCAGCGATGACCCGATCACCACGCCGTCCTTGCTGACGATGCGGTGGATCTGACGCGAAAGCGCCTTTGAAGGGCCGATGAGAGGGCGATTAAGCGTGCCGTAGCCAAGCCTTTTATATCGATCCAGCGTCGATTGCCGCTTGGGTGCCCAGGGCTTGCCTTCGGGATCGGTCCCGCTGCGAAAGCGCGCGCGGCGCTGTTCCAGCAGATATTCTCCGATATCGGTATAGACCGGCGTCATGTCGTCCAGGCGGGCCGCCGCTTCGCGCAAGGCTTTGCGGGCTGCCTCGCCGTTGAGTTCGTAATCGAACATGCCTATATCTCTCCTGGCGCGGATCGGGCCGCCCGGCCAATAACCGGGAACGGATCAGGACGTTGGCTTCGGGCCGCGCTTTTTCACTTCGATAAACAGGGTCTTCAGCGCCACGGTACGGCGCAGCCGGCCGCGCGCCACCCAACGCGCCACGAAAGTATCGTTGCCGATTGTCACTCGCTGTTCGAACAGATCCTCGCCCATGTCCGATTTGTGCGGCAGGCGTACCAGCTCGCCCGCACTGGCGATGCGCGGCAGCTGCGCGAAATCGGCGATCGTCACCGCCCGCTGATTGCTGCGCCATTCCTTCAGCGGGTCGCCATGTTCGCCGCGCACGTGGCCCACGGCCGATGCGTCCAGGCTGAAATCGAACCCATCGACCGATCGGCCCAGTTCCGCCTCGAGCGCGCGCGCCTGGTCGCTGCGCAGCCGGCCCAGCGTGCGCGCGGGCGGCGCCGGCACGTCGGGCCTGGGCTCAAGAACCTGGGCGGCATAACGGCGGGTATCGGCTGCGGTGCCGGGCAGTGCGCGATAGCTGTCTGCCAGGGCGTCGGCGGTTCCGGCCGGCAGGCTGGCCATGAAAGCCTTGCCAATCTGGTATTCCCAGGCGCCCACCTTGCTGGCCATCGCCTGTACCGTTTCCGAAACGCTTGCTCCCGGCGCATAATCCCACCCCTTGCCGATGCCGGGCGGCGCTCCCGTCTTGGGATCGCGGGAATTCCAGCCATCGGGCAGCTGCTTGCCCGGCGTGCCGCCCACCCGCTTGATGCCCCGCGCGCTCCGTGCGCCTACGACATAGCAGGAACAGCCCCAGTCGCTGGGCGGATAATGCGTTCTCCAGAAAGGGTGATCGGGGGGCAGTGGCGTGCCGTCCCAGCTTAGGTGCTGCGGCCGCGGCTCCAGGCTGCCACCATGGCGATAGACCCACCAGGGGAAATTACCCGCCTGCAGCTGGGCGTATCGGCCTGCGGCATAGCTCGTGTACGAATTCGTGCGATAGATCACGCCTACCCGCCAGGCCTCACCGCCGGTGCTGCCTTCGCCCGCCCACCCGGTCCAGCCATGACGCTTGACGATCGCGCGGAAATCGCGGCGGAACTCCTCGATCCCGCGCCCTTCGGATATCGCCTTGTCTACCGCGGCCGCGAGGTCGGACAGCAGATCCGCCTTTACCGCGCCGGCCACCATGAACGCATCGTCGTGCGCGGCGCCGGTGATATCGTCCCACCGCCTTGTCGGCACCTGGTTGCCCAGCTTGTTGCGGAAGAAGGCTACCTGTTCGGTGAACGGGCGACCCAGCGCACCCGAAACGCTGGATGGGTGCTGCTCGTTCTCGCCGGACATCAGGCGCTCTCGTCGGTCACGTCGCTCCGTCCTGCGGCGTGCGCAGCCGCAAGCCCGCCGGCGATCACCTCTGCCAGGGCGATGCTGTCGATATCGCCGAATGCGCCGGCCAGCATGGCGCGGAATTCATGCAGGTCACCGGCGCGCTCCAGCATCGTCTCGATGGTGCCCGCCATCTCGCGCACATGGGCATCGCCTTTGTCCGCCAGCTGCAGGGCGATGACCTCGGCCGGATGCTTCGGGCTCTGCCGCGCATGCAGGGTCAACGCGCTGGGATCGGCGCCGGTCCGCGCGGGATCGAATGCGATCGGCGCCGATGTCGGTGCCGTCAGGATCTCGTCCTGCTCACCCGGATCGCTCAGGCCGAACTTGCCGCGGATCTCGGTGGCGCTGACGCGCAGGCCCAGCGGCACCATCTCCTTCAGACTTTCGGAAAGCAGCTTCAGATCTTCCTGTTCCGGCCGCGCGATCGTGACCTTGGGATATGCAGTGCCGGGCCCGAATTCCAGATCGCACCAGGCCCGCACCAGGTCCCTGTTCAGCACGGCGGCCGCTGCCTTACCATCCGCTTTCTCGATATCTTCGCGCACATCGTTGTGCGCGTTGGCCTGTCCCGATCCGAGCCCGCCTGCCTGCGCATCGGTGGTGTTGGTCTGGCCCAGCACCGCCTTCGACACCTGCCGGTCCAGCCAATCGGCGCGCTTCTCGTACAGGTCGGCGCCGGCGCTGATATTGTCCGCCTCGACGAAATCGATATTCATGCCTTCGGGGATGATCGCCGCGCAATCGCCCGCGATATTGGCCACTGCGCGGTACAGCGTGTCGCGATCGTCCTGGCTGGCGCCGGCGTGGTACTTGCCCACGCGGATCGGCTGGCCATAGGTCTGGGTGAAGATCGCCCAGTCGCGCTGCGTGTACGCCTTGAACATCCAGCTCCACGCCGCCAGGCGCGCCAGCCCCGATCGGATTGCCAGCCCGCTCTTAGCCTTGATCTGCAGCTGGATGAATTTGAACGCCGGCAGCGGGCTGTCCTGGGCGTGGCCGTCCTCGCCGCCGCGCAGCATTGGGGTGGCGCCGTCGCGATCGTAACGGAAGAATCGCGGGTCGCGCCATTCCAGGCGTTGCGGGCGGTACTGCCCCTCGCTGTGTTCCCAGATGATCTCGGTCCACGAAATGCCTTTGCCGATCGCGTCGAGGATATCGAACATTTCGTCGGCCAGCTCGTCGCGGTTCAGCCAATCGCTGACCATGTCGGCCCGGCGCTGGTCCTCGGCGCTGTCCGATGCCGGCTCCACCGTGATGTCCAGCTGGCTGACGGCCCGCTTGCGCGTGCCCAGCACCCCCACATAATGCAGGTCACGTTCCTCGATCTGCTCGGCCAGCTCGAAATAGCTCAGCGGTTCGCCCTGGTCGGCTTCGCGCAGGATATTGGCCAGGCGAACAGGGTTCAGCCCATCGGCCGGATAGCCGGCGATCGGCTGGCGCACGCCCGCCAGCGTGGGGCCGGCCACTTCGCGGGTCAGCACTGCCTTGCGCAGCGGCTTGCCCCATTGATCGACCAGCGCCGTCATTTTCGATTGTCCCTTCGGTTTGAAATGCCCCGTAGCGGCAATTTTAAAGGCCCTGAGAAGGCAGGCGCCGGAAAATTGGCTGTCACCGGGCCTTGGGCGGCTTCAGCGGCCATTCTCGCGCAAATTCTCATATGGCGCCCATTCCGCGGCCGGCGCCCAGTGGCGGCCGCCACCAGCTGCGCCGATCGCCATCGTCGTCGTCATCCGCGCCGTGGCCCGTGCCGGTGCCCGATCTGACCGGGCGATAGGCATAGTCGGGGATGGTCTCGTTCATGGTGGCGGCGTGGAAATTCCACAGCGCGATCGCGCCGTCGCCGTGCCGCTTGCCGCCATCGGTGCCCTTGGTGCGGATATCGGTGGGCATCTTGGCCACCCCGCCGATCGTCTGCAGCTGGCGCAGGTCGCCGCGAATATCGGCATCGGCTGGGATCAGGATCGTCCCGTCCTCGAACGCCGCGCGGAACCGCGGCCCGGTCTCGCGTCGCCAGGCGTCCGATGGCATCAGCTCCACGATGCGCTCGGGCCCGTATCGCTGCGCCGCTTCCTGCGCCAGCGCCATGCCGTTGCCGTTTGCGTCCAGTATGCCGCCGCCGAACCGGTTCAGATCCATTACCAGATCGACCGCCCAGAAAAGCGCCTGCTTCTGCTGATCGTATGGGCACTGCGCCATTTCGATGATCAGCGGCACGTGCCGCTTCAACTGCTGGTCGGTAAAGCCCAGCGCCAGGCAGGTGCGGTCCTGCCGCATGGCGAAGTCTTCGCCCAGAAACCAGGTGAAGCCCTGGCCGGCAAAGGCCTTCAGCACCGGGCGCACCTGGTCTTCCAGCCACATCAGCATTTCGGCGCGGCGCATGCGCTCGGGCCAGTGGACGAATTCGCCCAGCGCACTGTCCTTCGCTGGCGAAGTCCAGCGCCGCACCTGGTACCGGTCGGTGCTGCATTTCTCGATCCAGGCCAGCGGCAGCAGCACGCCTTCGCCTTCGCGCGGGATGGCGTCCAGCTCTTCGCGCATGGCCTCCACCCGGCTGCCATACGATCGCCTCACCATGCGATACCATTCGGCCTTGCCTTCGACCGTCGGCTTTTCGCCCTTCATCAGGCAGACGCGTTCGTACAGCCCGTTCTCTACCGCATCGTCGAAAGTGATTTGGTGGATGGAATAGTCGTACTGCCCAGCCTCGCTCTCGCGGATCAGCTCGTTGAACGGATTGAGATTGCCGTTGTGGGTGGAAATGATGCGGATCACGCCGCCCCAGATCAGCAACGCGTTACAGGCATCGATAACGGCGGCCACATTGCGGTGGTATGCCGCCTCGTCAATGATCACACGCCCCTGCAGGCCGCGGATATTGGCCGGGTTGCTCGACAGCGCGACCACCTCGTGCCCCGATGCAAAGCGGATGCGATAGGCGGCGATCTGCTTGCTCGATCCATCGGGCTGAACATCGTCGAACAGGAATTCGTCGACGGTCAGCATTTCCTTGGCAACGTGGCGCGCGAAATTGGCGCAGGTGCGGATGAACTCCAGGCCTTTGTCCTTGGTATCGCCGATGTAGTACGTCGAATCCCCGCCAGCGCTCTTCGCGGCGGCCGCGATCAGCGTGGTATCCAGCGCCTCGGCAAAGGTGATGCCGGTTCGCCTGCCTTTCTTGGCTAGCTTCAGCGGCGATGTATCCTCGATCCACGCCTTCTGGTGCGCCATCAGGATCCCGTCCGCCAGCGGGTCCAGCTCGGGCGGCGGGACCATGCCGGGCACCCAATCGTCGATCGGCGATCGCGGCGGCGCCTGGTCGGCCGTGGGCAGGGTATCTGGCTCGATCATCACTTTACGCCCAGGAACTCGCGTCGCATCTGTGCGATCGCCTCGGCCGACAAGCCGGCCTCGCGTACCACCTGCTCAGCCCGATCGGCGGCGGCCTCGACCTGTTGCGAAACGCGTTGCTCCAGCTGCTTGCGGTATTCGTCGGATTTGGACTGCGCGCCCACGGCCGATTGCAGCGACCGGGAAAGCTCCATGATCTCCTTGGTGCTCAGCTCGCCGCCTTCCAACGCCTGATACGCCGCGGTCTTGATCATCTCGGCCACCATCACGGTCACTTCGTCGGGGCCTTCGGGCCCCAGCGTCTCGACTAGCTCGGCGCTCATCCGCCGAACGGCGTCCAGCTGGCGGAACTGCCGGGCCTTGCGGATCGAATACCGACCGAAGGCACTCTTGCTGATCGGATCGATCCCTTTGTCAGCCAGGCGCAGATTGAACTCTTCCAGGATCGTGGTCTGAGGCAGCTTGCTCTCGCGCAGCTGCTCCAGCGCCCAGACAATATCCTCTTCTGCTTCTTCGGGAAGCATGTCGATCGACGACAGGTGCCCGCGGCCGCGTGCCTCGCGCGTCATGCGCCCCCTCCCGCCAGCTCGGCCTTGGCCTCGGCCGCGGCCAGCAGCGCTTCGTCGATCGCATCGGCAGTCGCGCCCAGAATGGTGCGGCCCTTAGCGTGGACGCCCAGCCGGCCTTCGATCTGGCGAAGATCTTGGGCGATGCTGCGCTGGAGCAGCGGCACCCCTTCGCCTTCGGCTATCGTGTCACCGCTCTCTATGTCGATATGCTCGATACGATCATAGGTCAGTGCGGCGATCAGCCGGTCGATCGCGTCGATGGTGGGGTTGGTCATTCGCCCCTCCGCCGGTTGCGCCGTTGCCAGGCCAGTTCGATCGCGTCGGTGCTCAGGAAGATAACTGCCAGCACCAGCAGAGCCGGCCAAATCGCGGCGATCGCCAGCGCCACGAATTTGCGCAGATGCAGCTTCACGTTCAGCAGATCTATCGCGAGGAGGTAAACCACCCCCGCGCCGATCAGATAGACGATGCCTGCGATGATCGCGCCCATATCATTCCGCCTCCGCCGGGCGGGTGATGCCTTCGATCACCGCGCGTTCGTCCAGGTGATCGCGGCCGACACGCGCGATCCGGGCGATCGGCATCTCGCCCGCCATCTGGATATTGATCGCATCGAGCGCTTCCAGTTTGCGCAGCTGAGTGAATACCCAGTCGCGGTCGCGCTTGATTCCGTAAACGTCCAGCGCGCGCTGCAGCGGCAGGATCGAAAGGCGGCCGTCGGTCTGCGCCGCCAGCTCCCGCAGGATCTGCAGCCGGGCATCGGCGGCAAGTCTCTCTTTCAACTCGTGTCCGATGCTCATTTGGCCAATCCCTTCTTGACTATGACATCGTAAAGCCGGTCGAGCTGCCGTCCAATTAGCTTCAGGTCGCTCGACGTCGCCGCGCATGTTTCAGCCACGGCACTTTGCTTTTCGGTAATGTCGCGACGGTGCTGCTCGAGGCTGTTGGCCACCGACCGCACGCTATCGGAAAGCGAAGCGATCACCTGATTGCGCGCGGCTTGGTCCTCGCGCATGCCCTTCACATCACCGTCGATCCGTTCCAGCGTGGCGTAGATCTTGTCGGTTCGCGCCTTCTCGGCCTCGAACTCGCCCTGCAGGCGCTTGACTTCATGGGCCGACGCACCGCTCTGCTCCAGGGCCTTGATCTGGTCGCCCAGCGTTTCCATGCCGGAGCTCATCGTGGCAAGGTCTGTGGAAAAGCTTCTGAAGCGTTGCTGCAGGTGCCCGGTCCCCACCGGGTTCGCAGCGCCGCCGCGCCAGATCACATAGCCTATTCCGGCCAGGATGATGGCGATGATCGCCAGCTCCATCAGCTTGCCGCTATCCATTGTCCGCGTCCCCGTCCTTCGATGTCTTGAACAGCTTGCCGAAGGCCCCGCGCGCGGCTTCGAAACCGGCGGTCACCGTCTCCTTCACCTGGTCGCCCAGCAGCTCGATCAGCGAATATCCCGAAAATCCCAGCCCGATCGAAAGCACGAAAGCGAACAGCCAGCCCGGCCGTGCCTCCACGATCCAGAGTTGAACCGCCACCACCATCAGCAGGCTCACCACCATGAACCGGGGCGTGCCCAGCGATCGTTCCTTGGGCAGGGCCAGGAACCGTGCGCACAGCACGCCCAGCAGGCCCAGCGCTGCGGTGACCACGGGCACTTCGGCGCCGCCCAGCTGCAGCACGGTTTCCGCCTGCGGTGCCGCCTGATCCAGCGGCACGCTTGCCATGGCCGCCAGCACCCAGCTGGCAGCGAACTTGTGGAAGGCAACGGGCCCCTCGATCATCGTGGCCGCCTTTCCAGCTTGGCCTGACATTCGATGCAGCGCGTCGCGCTGGGCAGGGCAGCCCGGCGCGCGGCGGGTATTTCCTCGCCGCAGCCCTGGCAGAAGGCGTCGCCCTCCTGCGCCAGCTTGGCCTTGGTGCGTTGGATCTCGCGATCGCGCTCGGCATCGGCAAATGCGCCGCTGCTCTCGATCGCCCTTTCCCCCAGTTCCATCAGCGCTGCTCCGCTGTGTTGGAGAGGTCGGCGTTGGGATCGATCGCGTGCTGCTTCAGCAGCCAGTCGATCAGCGCATTCAGCTGGATCGCCTGTTCGGTGGCGATTACGTCCCGCTCTAGCTGTTCGGCTGGGTCGCGGTCGAAGGCGGCAGGAAATCCAGGATCGCCGGCCGTTTCAGCAGATCCGCTGCCGGCAGCGGGAAGGCCGGGCATTTCGATACCTCGGCCCGCACCGGCAGCGCCGGCTCTGGTTCGTAGCTCTTCGCGCAAGCGCTCAGCGCGGGCATGCAGGCCAGCAAGCTGGCGGCGATAGTCTGCTTCCACCGCATCGGTGATCTCCTGTTGTTCGGCTTTCACGCGGTCCAGGCGCGTCTGCTCGAGGCGCGCGGCCTCCACCTGGGCTCCGCGGTAATCGGTCTTGGTCTGCTGGTGCGCACGCTTCTCCGCGTCGCGTTCGGCCTCGCGCGCCTTCGCGGTGGCAATCCAGCCCGTGATCGATATCGGCCACAGGTGGAGCCCATACAGCCGCACGGTCTGCACACCGGCCAGGCCGGCCACCGCGATGAACGCGGCTGCCGCGATTGCCAGCCAGAATGCCTTGAAGGTAACGCGCGCAGTCGAAAGGCTCGGGAATGCGAACATCGTTATCTCCCCAGCCTTTCGGCCCGGTTCAGCCACCCCTTGAGGAACTTGGCCTGGCTGGGATTGCGCCGCACGATCGCGACGTACCGGTCCTTCACAGCCTCGCGGTATTCGATCACCAACTGTTCGGGATGTCGCTCCCACATCGACTGGAATGACCGCCGGGTGAGGTCGCCGATCTGGCCGTCAACCTTCAGCGGGATGGTGCGATATCGCCCGGCGCGCAGCACGGCGTTGATCGCCTGCTGCAACAGCTTCTTCGCAGCGTGGTTGCCGCCGTTCACGCCCTGGTCGAACAGCATTTCGCCGATCGGCCGGGGGAAGCTCTCGCATTCCAGCGCCTGCCAGAAGCTGCGCTTGTACAGGCTCTTCGCATCGCCCACGGTCAGCTTGCGGATGTCGGCGCCGTCGATATCGCCATCCATGTCCAGGTCGAAATCGGCGTAGCCGTCCAGATCGTCGTCGATCGCGCCTTCGGCCTTCAGGAAGCGCAGCGAAATGCCGTATTTGGTCGCGCCGCCGCGATCGACCGGATCGTCAACGAAACCGCCTTCGATCCCCAGCAGCTCGGCAAAGGCATGCTCGAACCGCTCGCTGAAGGCGGTGACCACAATGGGTTCTGGGGTTGAATTCTCGGCGTTCATGGCGCCCGGTGTACGGTCGCCGCGCCGTGGAGTGCATGCCCGCGGGCGCGGGCATGGGCGTCAGATCTGCAGGGAAAGCTGGGCGCTGCCCTTGTCAGGCGGGCAATCCATGCGGTCGAACATCTTGTCGACGCCGGTTTCGGTCATGCCCAGTTTCGTGGCGATCACACCATTGGAATCGCCGTTGGCGCGGTAATGCCTTGCGCGGATCGTCCGGGCAAGGGGTACGCGGATCTGCGCGGGCGAATACAGGCTGGCCAGCTTGCGCGCGCGCTGTTCGCCCAGCGCCTTGGCGATCGGGTGGTCGGGCTTGATGTCGCCAGGCACATACAGCCGCCGCCCGCCGAAATTCTCGGCCAGGGCGATCAGCCCTTCCTCGCCCAGTAACGCGCTGAGGCTGGCGGTCAGCTCTTCGCTCATCGGCGCAGTGCGGCCGCGTGCTGGCCGGGATGATCATCGGGAAGCACGGTCGTGACCGCTGCGCCCCGGACGACGAAGGTCATGCCGTCCACCCGAACCAGATAATCGCTATCGCTGACGGTTCTGGCGGCATTGTGGGCACGTGCAAGCGACGCTTCGATCGCGCCGCGCAGCGCCTCGACATCTATGCCACCCCCGCGCTCGAGGAACCGCAGCATCGCATGATCTGTCATGTGCAGCCCAGTCATCAGCCCGCTGCCGTGATCGCGATCGCGATGGCTGCGATGAATGCGCCGATCGCGATCAGGATGGCGGGCCCCGTGCGGCGGGTCGCCGTCCGTTCGCGGCGCCCCAGCTCGGGCAGGTCCAGCCAGCCCAATGTCTCGTATTCGCGTTTTAGCGGACGGTCGTTACGGTCGAACACGGCGGTTCTCCTTCAGTTTTGCTTCGGCTTGGCTGCGCCAGTTCTGCAGCGCGCCCAGCAGGCCGGTGGTCGATCGTGCGGCCAGCCCGCACATGCGGATCTGCGTGCCAGTTGCCTGAGGCGTGATTTTCGCCCCTTGTTTCTCCAGCGCCTCGATCACCTGTCCTTCGACCTCGCGCCGGCGCGCGATGTAGGTTGACCAGTCGGCACCTGTCTGGAACGCGGCCACTCGATTCAGCGGCGCGATCCCCCGGCGCTCGACCAGCGTCAGCGCGGCTTTCAACTCGCCGCTCATGCTTCGGGTACCGGGTTGGCCAGCTGGCGCAGCTTGTCGCCCAGCGCCTTGGCCAGACGGCCGTAATCTTCGGCCGTGTATCCAGTTTCGGTCGCTGTGGTATCGATGCCGCACAGTCGCTTTGCTGCGATATCCAGATACCAGTCGTCGGGCACGTGGCCGCCATCCTTCAGCCGGGCCAGGATCACCTCGCACAGGTGCATCTGCAGCTCTTTCGGGCTCAGCTGGTGCCCGTCATGCGCAGCCGTCTGCCGCCAGCCATGGCGCAGGGCCATCGCCTTCAGCGCTTCGATCAGCTTGTGGGCATCGCGCTGGTTGGCCCAGCTCAGCCGCTGGCACTTCAGCTGGCGCCGGGCGAATGCCTCCAGCGCTTCCTCGGCCGGGTTCTGCACTACGCCCAGGTGATGCAGGCTGATCCACAGCGCGCGCGCCTTGCGCGCCATCGGGTGCGTCGCCGCCTTCTTCCCAGCCTTGGGCAGCGGTTTGAAGCCCAGCCGCTTCATCCGGTCGATCACGCGCGTCAGCTGCGCTTCCGTGCAATCGGCAGCGCTGCTCCTGCCCGATACGTCGAACAGCAACTGGCGGTAATCATCTTCGTCCATGGCCAACTGCTTTTTGGCGATATGGATCTTGCCCAACATCGATCGCCGTGCCTGGTTGCTTCGGTCGAAGGTTGCTGGGCGTGCGGGTGCGGCGGTCATACCGGCTCTCCGCGGCGCTCTCGTTCGAAATCGGCAAAGCCGGCGCAAAGGGAATTGAACCCGACATTTCGCTCGCGCAGGATGTCGGCCTTCACATCCAGATATCGAATGCTCGAAGGGTCACGGCTGCCCAGCATCTCGCCAATAGCGGCAAAGCTTGCTGGGCGCCGACCCGTATGATTGCGCATTATCCAGGTGAACAGGATGCGCGCTTCCACTAACTTCTGAGCGCGCCGCTTCGATATCAGCTCGATGCGCTCGATCCCCACCTGCATCCGGATATAGACGAATGCCAGGTCGCCGATCCGCTGGTCTTCATATCCTATGATGCGCATCTCAATTCTCCAGCATGGCCGCCGCTGCGACCATGACGATCGCGGCAGCGGCAAGGATTTGGGGCAGGGCGATCGCTTCACGCCGGGCAGCCTCCCGGCCTTGCAGTGCGATGAAGTCGGCGATTGCTCGGCGGATGCTGGTGCGCATCGTCACGCACCCACGGTTCGGCGCGAAAGCTGTGCCCAGGCATCTTCGACATGCTTCACATTCAGGTCGGTATGCTCGGAGATCGCCAGCATCTTCGCCAGCTCCAGCGTGAAGGTCACACCGCGCAGCGCACCCGGCAGCTGGGCGATGCGGTGGACTTCGCGCGCGATCGCCGGATCCATGATGCCCCAGGCATCCAGCAGTACCTCGACATCCCTTTGCAGCGGGCGCGATCGCACGATCGATTGCGCCACGCGGCTGAACAGCTGGGCGAAGGCTGCGGCGCGCGATCCGCCATCGATCTTCTGCTGCACTTGCTCGTTGCCCAGCAGGGCAATCCCCATTCCGGTGGCATCGTGCCAATGCCGCACTTCCTCGATCGATTGCACGGTCAGGTGCTGCGCCTCGTCCAGGATCAGCAGCGGGTCCTGCAGCTTTGATGCGCGATCCTTGATCTGCATCGACATGCTCTGGATGTCGCCCGTCGGGCTCGCCACGCCCATCGCGTGCAGCACGGCGCGCAGCAGCGCGCGGATGCCCGATGTCGCCGGCGAAATCGTCACCATGAACACGTTGGAATTGCAGGCGTCGAAATGGCAGGCGGTGATGCTCTTGCTCATCCCCGGGCCCATTGCCGCCATGGTGATGCGGCCGCGTTTCGCCCAGGTCAGCAGGCTGATCAGCTGCAGGCTGGTTTCGGTGGCGTAGTAATCGGGCAGCTCCACCGCCTTGCTCGCCGCTGCGGCCTTCGCCGCCAGCGTCTGGCGGTAAACGAACACTTCTTCGGCGATCAGGTCGCCCGGCGCGCCGTACTTCTTGTTGGCGAACAGGCTCAGCGTGCTGCCCGACCGGCCGATGCGTGCTTCCAGCTGCTTCCAGCTCAGGCCCGTCTCCTCCTTGTGCTGGTTCAGCCACGCGCGCTGCTGCTCTACGTCGATCTGCTGTTTCTTTGGATCGTTCATGCTACCCTGGTCTCCGTCCTTTGATGGGCACGGCGCGCGGGGGCGGCTTCCAATCGATCCCCGCGTGCCGAATTCATTGATCGTTGTCCGTCACCAGGCGCAGCGCGTTGAACACGCGGCTCTGGCGATCTTCCTGCTCTTCGTGGTGGGTCTTGACCGCGGCGGCTGCGGCACCGGCCGTGCCGCGATGGCGCACCGGGCGCACCGCGCCGGGATTGGGCACCGCGCGCATCGGCGTGTCCGGCTGCATCGCCGCTACCTGCTCGGCATCCATCAGCCCTTCGGCTGCGGCGGCATCGCGGATCAGCTGGCGGTATCCCTTCAGGCGCTTGGCCGTCGCCTTCGCGCCTGCCACATCGTCGAACCCGGTATCGTCGATCACCTGCGCGCTGGTCAGATATCGGCCGTCCTGCGCGTACAGGTGAATATCTTCGTTGAGATTGTCGGGGTCGAAGCGCACCGTCACGCGCTGGCCATGCAGGCTCCCGCATTCCACGCTCCAGTACCGGTTGCCGAACAGGCTGACCTCGCCGGTCGTCCGGTTTACCAGCACCTGCTCCGCGCTCAGCAACGCCATGCGCAGCTGTTCTGCCGTCGCCTTGCCGATCGGCGCGGCGGCGTAACTTTCCTCGAATACCTGGTCGAAGCTGCGGCCGGCGTAATTGCGGCCCCTGCGGCCCAGACGGGCGTTATGCGCGGCAATGCCTTGCGCCACATGCACGATAAATTCGTCCATCGGCACCGCG